TGGTAAATCTACTACTTGTGTGTCATACTTATTGCACTATGCGGTTTTTAATGATAATGTCAATATTGCGATTTTGGCGAACAAAGCGTCCACTGCTAGAGATTTACTTGGCAGATTACAACTTGCATATGAAAATTTACCTTCCTGGATGCAACAAGGTATAATAGCTTGGAATAAAGGATCACTGGAGTTAGAAAATGGGAGTAAAATATCGGCAAACTCTACTTCTTCATCTGCTGTCCGAGGCGGATCCTATAATGTCATCTTTCTTGACGAGTTCGCATTCATCCCGAATCACATTGCTGATGACTTCTTTGCCTCTGTTTATCCTACTATTACGTCTGGACAAAGTACTAAAGTAATTATTGTTTCTACCCCAAGGGGTATGAATCATTTTTACCGATTGTGGCATGATGCAGAGAAGGGTAAGAGTGAGTATATACCAACTGAGGTGCATTGGAGTGAAGTTCCTGGTAGAGATGCTGAATGGAAAGAACAAACTATTGCTAACACATCCGAACAGCAATTTAAAATTGAGTTTGAATGTGAATTTCTAGGATCTGTTAATACTCTTATTAATCCGACAAAATTAAAAACACTTGTATATGAAGATCCAACAAAAAGAAATAAAGGATTAGACATATACAAACCCCCCGAAGAAGATCGTAATTATCTAATGACTGTAGATGTTGCTAGGGGGATAGGTGGAGATTATTCTGCCTTTATTGTCTATGATATTACAGAGTTTCCATACAAGGTAGTTGCAAAATATAGAAATAATGAAATTAAACCAATGCTATTCCCTAACATCATTTTTGATGTTGCAAGGGGATATAATCAATCATTCATATTAATAGAGATAAATGATATTGGAGATCAAGTAGCAAATATTCTCCATTTTGATTTAGAATACGAAAATCTCTTAATGTGTTCTATGAGAGGTAGATCGGGTCAAATTGTTGGTGCGGGATTTAGTGGAAAGAAATCTCAACTTGGTGTTAGGATGACTGCAGCAGTTAAAAAATTGGGGTGTTCTAATCTTAAAACATTACTTGAAGATGATAAGTTGCTTGTATGTGATTATGATATTATATCAGAATTAACTACTTTTACACAGAAACATAATTCATTTGAAGCAGAAGAGGGGTGTAATGATGATCTTGCAATGTGTTTAGTTATATTTGCATGGTTAGTAGCACAAGATTATTTTAAAGAGATGACTGATAATGATGTTCGTAAGAGAATTTATGAAGATCAAAAGAACCAGATAGAACAAGATATGGCACCTTTTGGATTCGTTTCCGATGGTATTAATGACACGACATCTTTCACTGATGATGAGGGAGATCAATGGCATACTGATGAATATGGGGACCGTTCTTATATGTGGGACTATATGTAAATCGACATTTTAATAAATAATTTCAGAAATATTCTGAGATTCGGAGAACGAAAAGATGCCACTAAATTTAGCATCGCCTGGAATTTTGGTTAAGGAAGTTGATCTGACTGCCGGAAGGGTTGACCCAACTTCTGATGCTGTTGGCGCAATAGTAGGACCATTTGCACAGGGACCAGTAAATGAGCCCGTACTGGTAACAAACGAGCAGGAGCTTTTAGATAATTTTGGAGAGCCAGCAAGTGTTGATAAACATTACGAGCATTGGTTAGTTGCATCATCATATTTGGCATATGGAGGTCCTCTACAAGTTGTAAGATCTACGGATACCGAACTTAGAAATGCATGGAGTGCTGGATTAACTACTTCATTGGCAGTTGATTCTGGTAATTCGGATCATGCTAATATTACTATTAATAGTTACGAAGATTATGTAAATACTGGATATGATGAAAATGTAATTTCTACAGCTTCAATTATTGCAAGAAACCCAGGTAGTTGGGCAAATGGTATTAAAGTTGGTGTAATTGATTCTAAAGCAGATCAGATTTTTAGTGGCATTACTAATGCAAGCTATCCTGGACTCGCTGTTGGATATGGTGTAACACAATCACTAACTGGTAGAGTTATTGTTGGATCTGGTTCAACATCACTTGCTGAAGAAGGAGCATACTTAAAAGGTATGATTACCGAAGTTTCTTCTGGTAAAATCAGTATTAAAGTTCTTTCGCAAGTATCTGCAGGTAATACTGAAACTCTTGTTGATTATCAGCAAGGTGGTTTAAATGAATTTAAAGCTGACACAGTAGTTTCAATTAGCACAGTAACATCTGGTACTGTTTCTGGAACTATTGCTGCATCTACTGCTACTGCATCAGATTGGTTCGATACTCAATCGATCACACTTTCTAATGGTAAGACAGTAAAATGGAATACTCTTGCAGATAGACCAGGCACTTCATCATATGCATCCACAAGAGGATCAAGATTTGATGAAGTAAGTGTAGTTGTTATTGACGATACTGGAAGTGTTACTGGAAATGCACAAACAATTCTTGAAAAGCATCTAAATCTTTCTAAAGCAAAGGATGCTGAATTTTCTGTAGGTTCTTCTTCTTATTGGAGAAAGTACATTTCTGAAAATTCAGAATATATATTTGCTGGTGGAAGTGCCGATGTTGGAATTACATCCACTGGTTCTTATACCACAACAACAGGTTTCGTTCCTTCTTTAGATTATGGTTGGGATCAAACAGCAACCGGAACTGATTTTGGTGGTGCTGGAAGTAATACTCTTACCTTACAAGGTGGAACAAATTACAATGGTCAATCTGGAATATCTACTGCTGGAGCACTTCAAGCAACAGTTGGAGATCTTGCAACAGGATATGACATTTTCGCAAATACTGAAGAGTATGAAGTTGATTTCCTTCTAATGGGATCAGGTGCATATAGCGATAATGATTCTGCTGCTTTAGCAAGTAAAGTTATTGCAGTTGCAGAAGGAAGACAGGATGCACTTGCATTCATCTCACCAGGAAGAAACACTCAGGTTACAGAAGGTTCAAATGATGCCTTTACTGTTAAATCTGATACAACTATTACCGATAATGTAGTTAGTTGGTATTCATCAGTTCCTTCCTCATCTTATGCCATTTTTGATAGTGGTTATAAGTACATGTATGATAGATTTGGTGATACATTTAGATATGTACCTTTGAATGGAGACATTGCTGGCACATGTGCTAGAAATGATTCCACTAATTTCCCTTGGTTCTCACCAGCGGGAACACAAAGAGGTTCAATTCTAAATGCAGTAAAACTCGCATATAACCCAAGCAAACTTCAAAGAGATCGCCTCTATAGTAATAGAGTTAATCCCGTAGTCTTCTCACCAGGAGCAGGTATTATTCTATTCGGTGATAAGACGGGTCTTGCTAAGGCATCCGCATTTGATCGGATTAATGTTCGCAGATTGTTTATCTTCCTTGAAGATGCTATTAAAGCTGCAGCAAAAGATGTTATGTTTGAATTTAACGATTCTTTGACTAGAAATTCTTTTGTTAATGCTGTAGAACCATTCCTTAGGGATGTTCAAGCAAAACGTGGCATTCAGGAATTCCGGTTAATTTGTGACGAATCAAATAATACTGCTGCAATCATTGATTCCAATGAGTTTATAGCAGATATTTACGTTAAACCATCCCGTTCCATTAATTTCATCGGACTAACGTTTGTGGCTACCAGATCTGGTGTCTCATTCTCCGAAGTGATTGGAAACGTTTAATTTTAAAGAGGTAATCAACTAATGGCTTTACGCACAATTTCACAATTTAAAGGTCAACTGACTGGTGGTGGTGTAAGACCTAATCTGTTTGAAGTTACACTAAACTTTCCAAACGGATCTGGGCAAGCACTCAACTTCATGTCAAATGATTCAACCCCTTCTGCAGAAACACAAGACATTACAACAAATGGTGTTGCAGATAAGGTTCCATTTCTGGTTAAAGCAGCTGCTTTACCAGCATCAAATATAACTCCAGTAGAAGTTCCTTTTAGAGGAAGAATTCTTAAAATTGCTGGAGAAAGAACATTCGACAGTTGGACAGTAACAGTTCTCAATGACTCTGATTTCAAAATCAGAACAGCATTTGAGCAATGGATGAATGGTATTAGCAGACTAACTAATGGATCTGGTGAGGTTAATCCATCAGATTACACTGCTGATGCAAATGTTAACCAACTTTCACGAAATGGTGATATACTAAGGAGGTACAACTTCGTAGGATTATTCCCAACTAATATCTCTGAAATTCCATTATCGATGGATACAACGGATACCGTTGAAGAGTTTACAGTTGAGATGCAAGTTCTTTATTGGACTATATCAGCTATTCAGGAATCATCCACTGAAATTGCTCCTGCAGTACTCTAATAAATAGGTAAAACAGTCCCGTTTAAATTTATAAAATGTCCAAACTATTTGGTTTTTCTATTGAGGCTGCTGAAAAAACAGCCAAATCTATTGTTTCCCCCGTTCCGCCTAATAACGCGGACGGGGTTGATAATTATATTGCGTCTGGTTTTTATGGACAGTTCGTAGATATTGAGGGTGTATATAAGACTGAACACGATCTTATTAAAAGATATCGTGAAATGGCAATTCATCCCGAATCTGATAATGCTATTGAAGATGTTGTTAATGAAGCAATAGTTAGTGATTCTTATGATTCACCTGTTGAAATAGAATTATCTAATGTAAGTGCAAGCGATAAATTAAAAGATAAGATTAGAGACGAGTTTAAATATATAAAAGAATTATTAGATTTTGATAAAAAATCGCATGAAATCTTTAGAAACTGGTATGTTGATGGTAGATTGTACTATCATAAGGTAATTGACCTCAAAAAACCAGAAGATGGGATCAAAGAATTAAGATATATTGATCCTATGAAAATGAGATACATTCGCCAGGAAAAGAAACCTAAGAATGGTGATGGTGTAGATCTAAGTAGGATGGATGAGAAGAGTAAAACTTTCTATCCAGAAATTGAAGAATATTTTGTATATTCACCAAAACCACAATATCCATTAGGAATGGTGTCTGGTGCAGGTGGACAAAAGGGAGTAAGAATTGCTAAAGATACAATCACATATGTTAATTCTGGATTAGTAGATAGGAATAAGGGAACTTGCCTATCATATCTCCATAAAGCAATTAAGGCTCTTAATCAACTTAGAATGATTGAGGATTCTCTTGTCATCTATAGATTATCAAGAGCACCAGAAAGAAGAATTTTCTATATTGATGTTGGTAATCTTCCAAAGATTAAGGCAGAACAATATCTTCGTGATGTTATGAATCGTTATCGTAACAAATTAGTTTACGATGCATCCACAGGTGAAGTTAGGGATGACAGGAAATTTATGTCCATGATGGAAGATTTCTGGTTACCTAGAAGAGAAGGTGGTAGAGGAACTGAAATCACAACACTTCCAGGTGGACAAAACCTTGGAGAACTTGCTGACATTGAGTACTTCCAGAAGAAACTCTATAGGGCATTGGGTGTTCCTGAATCAAGAATCGCCAATGATGGTGGTTTTAATTTGGGTAGATCATCAGAAATTCTAAGAGATGAATTAAAATTCACTAAATTTGTAGGTCGTTTGAGAAAGAGATTTGCAAATCTGTTTAGTGATATGCTTAAAACTCAGTTAATTCTTAAAAATATAATTGCTACTGAGGATTGGGATAAGATTAATGATCATATTCAATATGACTTTGTGTATGATAATCAATTCTCCGAACTTAAAGAATCAGAATTAATGGATGGTAGATTAGCAACTCTTGCTTCTATTGAACCATATATTGGAAAATACTATTCTGCAGATTATATAAGAAGAAAGATTCTACGTCAGACTGACACTGAAATCAAGGAGATTGATGAGCAGATTGAACAGGAAATTGCTGATGGCATTATCCCAGATCCTGCAATGATCGATCCAATTACTGGAGAACCATTACCACCAGAAGGTGAGATGGGAATGGGTGAAATACCATTAGAACCAGATCTATCTGCAGAGACTGCAGCAGTTGAAAAAGACATTAAAAAAGCGCAGATATAAATAACGGTATACAACTATATTAATTTTTTTTATGGAAGATCTTATCGACTTGATTGTCACCGATGCATCTGCTTCAGATGTTAGTGATAAAATTAAAGATGTTTTGTACACCAAATCAGCAAATAGAGTTGATACTTTTAAACCAGAAGTTGCAACTTCAATGTTTGATGTTGGTGAAACAGAACCTGAAGTAGAAACAGAGGTAGAACCAGAGGAAACAACTGATGGCGAATAGAACTTTAGCAAAAGGTGCGGAGGCAGCTTGTCCAACAACGACAGGGGCAGCTTCTACTTTTGGTAATGCGACTGTAGTTCGACTTGTTAATAACAGTGGCACCGCTAGGTTAGTTACTGTTGTTGAAGAGCAGGATGGAACAGTAGTTGGATCTTTTACTCTTCCAGGTAATACTGTGGAATATCTTGAGAAAGACCCAACTTATGCAATATTTGCGGCAAATGCTGCGGTGTTGGGTGCAAAAGTAGGATTTACAAATTAAGAAGATGAAACTTATTACAGAAGAAGTATCAGACATTAAATTTATCACCGAAGGAAAAGGTGTTAATAAAAAAATGTATATTGAGGGAGTTTTCCTTCAAGGTGAGATAAAGAACCGTAATGGTAGAGTTTATCCAATGGATACTCTTTCTCGTGAAGTTGGTCGTTATAACGAATCTTTTATTCAAAAGGGACGTGCTCTTGGTGAATTAGGTCATCCAGACGGTCCTACTGTAAATCTTGATCGTGTTTCACATAAGATTGTTTCCCTCAAACAAGAAGGAAATAATTTTAGAGGTAAAGCACAACTTCTAGAAACACCTATGGGTAAGATTGCAAAATCTCTTATCAGTGAAGGTGTAACATTAGGAGTTTCTTCTCGTGGTGTTGGATCACTTAAAGAAGATCGTGGTATTAAATATGTTGGCGAAGATTTTATGTTAGCAACTGCTGCTGATATCGTTGCCGATCCTTCAGCTCCTGATGCATTTGTATCTGGAATTATGGAAGGAAAAGAGTGGATCTGGGAAGGTGGCTCACTTCGTGAGGAGCTTGTTGAGAAAACCCAGAGAACAATTAACACTCTCGTAGATCAAAAAAGATTGGAAGAACACAAGTTGGATCTCTTCAACGATTTTCTTTCAAATTTATAAATCATCTAAATAAATACAGATTAATTCAAATCTAAAAACTAATGTCCGTTGGCAAAAAATTACAAGACATGGAAAACATCGAAGAAAACGTGGTGACCAAAGGTGCTAAGCCTGCGGAGCCTATGCAAAAACTAAGTACCGGAGGTACTCCCGCTACTTGGGAAGATCTCGGTGGTCCTACTCCAGAAAATTCTAAGCCTGATGATGATTCAAATAAGTTGAAGACTCCTGGTACTACTCTTGCTCAAGTCAAGAATGTAGTTAATAAGGGTGCTAAGGCTGCAGAAGCAGTTTCAGACGAAGTTGAAGAAGGTCAGGAAGTAGTTGCCGAAGAGCCTGCTAAGGAAGAGGAAGTAGTTGCTGAAGAGCCTACAACGGATAAGGAAGAAGTAGTTGCTGAAGAAGAAACTACTGAAACCACAGCGGAACAAGAAGTAGTTGCTGAAGAAGAAGCTACTGAAGAAGAAGTTGTTGCCGAAGATAAGATTGATGTTGAGGAAGACCTCAATGCACTTATTGCTGGTGAAGAACTTTCTGAAGAGTTCCAAAACAAAGCAAGAACAATCTTTGAAACAGCAATTAAAACAAAAGTTGCTGAGATTAAAGATCAAGTTCAAGAAGAATACAAAGGCAAACTCGAAGAAGAAGTTGCTGGCGTTAGATCAGAACTTGTAGGACGTGTCGATTCGTACTTGGAGTACGTTGCTGACGAGTGGATGACCGAAAACAAACTCGCAGTTGAGCACGGACTCAAAACAGAAATGACTGAATCATTCCTTAATGGAATGCGCGGTCTATTTGAAGAACATTATGTAACTATCCCTGAAGAAAAATATGATGTCATCGAGAGCATGGTAGATAAACTTGATGAAATGGAAGGAAAACTCAACGAGCAAATCGAAAAGAATGTTGCTCTCAATAAGAGATTGTCCGAATCTGTTTCTGATGTCATCTTAGCAGATGTATCAGAGGGTCTTGCCCTTTCCCAAAAGGAAAAACTAGAATCGCTAGCTGAAAATGTTGAGTTTGATAGTGAAGACACATACCGTGAAAAACTAGTAACTCTCAGAGAATCCTATTTCTCTGCGAAAGCACCTAGTGCTCAGAGAGATAATGCTGAAACTATTTCAGAGTCAGCAGATCAAGGATCTCAAACAGATGTAACTCCCCGAATGGAAAGTTACTTATCTATACTTAGCAGAGCTGCTAAAAAGTGATTTTAATAGAATCAAATATCAAACTTAACCTAACATTTTAGAGGTAAAGATCAAATGCAAATGTTCAATGCTGAACAACTGCAGGAGAAGTGGTCCCCCGTCCTAGATTACGAAGGGATGGACAAAATCAACGATCCCCATCGTCGTGCGGTCACCGCAATCCTGTTAGAAAATCAAGAAAAAGAATTGCGCGAAGAGCGCGAGTTCCTAGGTGAACAGCCTACGAACCAAACCACTTCAAGTGGTGCAACTGCTGGTTTCAGTGCTAGTGCTTCTGGTGCTATGCAAGGTTTCGACCCTGTACTAATCAGCCTTATCCGTCGTTCAATGCCTAACTTGGTCGCTTATGACCTAGCTGGTGTTCAACCAATGAACGGACCTACTGGACTCATCTTCGCGATGCGTTCACGCTACACATCTAATAGTGGCACAGAAGCACTATTCGATGAAGCAGATACAGGCTTCTCTGGATCAGACTCTACACACCTTGCTTCCGAGATGGGATCAGGTTATGTTGCTGGTTCTGATAGTGGATCTGTTGGTGTTGGTACAGGTGCTCAAGGAACATCTGATGCTTCACGTAACCCAGGTTTACTAAGTCCTGATTCAAACACTACTCAATTGGCTTATCCAGTTGGTCAGGGTATGGATACAGAAGACGCTGAAGCACTCGGTACGAACAGCAACCATTTCAACGAAATGGCGTTCAGCATCGAGAAAGTAACAGTTACTGCTAAATCTCGTGCGCTAAAAGCTGAGTACTCACTAGAGCTTGCTCAAGACTTGAAAGCAATTCACGGACTAAACGCCGAGGCTGAGTTGGCAAACATTCTCTCCACAGAGATTCTTGCTGAAATCAACCGCGAAGTTATTCGTACCGTTTATAAGATTGCTGAGTCTGGTGCTCAAACAAATACCGCTACTGCTGGTAAGTTCGACCTCGATGTTGACTCCAACGGAAGATGGTCAGTTGAGAAGTTCAAAGGTTTGATCTTCCAAATTGAGCGTGATGCTAACGCTATCGCACAAAGAACTCGTCGTGGAAAGGGCAACATGATCCTTTGTTCTGCTGACGTTGCTTCTGCACTAACAATGGCTGGTGTTCTAGATTACACACCTGCACTTAACGCTAATCTTAACGTTGATGACACAGGTAACACCTTCGCTGGTGTACTTCAAGGTAAGTATCGTGTATACATCGATCCTTATTCTGCTAATCTACAAGCCAATCAGTACTACGTTGTTGGTTATAAGGGTACTTCTCCTTATGACGCTGGTCTGTTCTACTGCCCTTACGTTCCTCTACAGATGGTTCGTGCGGTCGGAGAAAACACCTTCCAGCCAAAAATCGGCTTTAAGACTCGCTACGGTATCGTTGCGAACCCATTTGCCGAAGGCACAACAGCCGGTTCCGGTCGCCTTAAGGTTAATAGCAATAAGTATTATCGCCGCGTACGTGTCGACAATCTTATGTAAAATAGAAGTTTATATACTTCAATTTCAAGAGGGTTCTTTGGAACCCTCTTTTTTTGTCTAAATATTTAAAAACCTATAAGGATATGGCATACCACATTAAGAAAACAAGTGTTGTAGGTGACGTAGGTATAGTTTATTATAAGGGAAATAGGCATTGGTCAGATAAATTTACTGATAGAAAAGTCTATACTGATGACCCATCTGATTTGCTTTTAAATCCAAATGGATCAAACGGTGGGTATAGTGGAGCTTCTGTAGTAACAGAATAAAAAATAATGTCCTATTATATTAAAAAACATAATACTGTAATTTTTGGTGATTATTTGTACCATAAGGGTGATAATCAATGGACATTTAATTATAATGATAGAAAAAGGTATACTACCAAATTAGATGCAGAGAGA